GTTTCATTTCCTTCGTGATCTTCTCGTGACAATCATGACACAACGAACGAAGATTCTTTTCGTTCAGTGAAATGTTTGCATTGCTTATGTTCTTCTCTGTTAATTCAACAATGTGATGAACTTCTGTTGCTACGTTATGGCATCCCGGCTCTGTGCATATGTAGTGGTCTCTTTGCAGAATATATTTTCTCTGCTTCTTCCATGCAGCAGAATCATAGAATGCCTTGGCCCACGGCTGTGCCATCCCTTGCCCCGCTTCCCCCTGTTGTCATGGCATCAAAAAAGCGGCCTGCTTCTGCAGGTCGCTTCGGTGTTATGATTGCCCCTCTGTTATTTCTTAGGCCAGTATATTGTTCCCTTTCGTTTGGCATCTCTCACCCAGAAAATAAGCAGTTCAATCAATGTAATCAATATAGCTATTGGCCACGGAAAAAGGATATAAGGCAAAACAACCATAGCTATAACAATGATGCAAATGACCAATATGATATGTTTCCCAAGCCAATCTCGTATCTTCTGCTTCATCTCTTTTTCCTTTCTACCAGAATAACACAGTTTCTTGTCCCCTGAGTACCCTACTTTTAAAAATTATTCATTCTGTTCCTTTACCGCATCTGCTTCCAAAAGATCAAGGATATAGCTGTTCAGTGACTTCCCTGCTCGCTTTGCCTGTGCCTTGTACTGATCTTTCTTCCCCTTCCTGCATGTCAATGCAATCCGTTCATAGTTTGCTTTGACATATTTTTGTGTGGCTCTGTTCCTCGCTTCCGAGTATGCCATGTTGACCTCTTTCTTCTTCCTGCTATAATTCTATTAAAGCTTGGGCGCCTTGCAGGAAGTTTTGGAGCGGCGCCCTTGCCTATCCCTATTTAGCTTTCTTTGACGATTGAGAGGTTCTTGAGTTTTTCAAGAGCCTCTTCTTTGTCTTTACTGCTCTCTACAATCGTGATGACCATTTCCATAATTGTTTTGAACTCCAATGTTGTCATTTCTTCGTTCTCCATCTGAAGCTCCTTTCCTGCTTATCTCCTTGCTACAAGTATATAATGCCTCTAATATGTATTTGTGTCAATACATATTTATGCTATAACAAAAAGGGCGAAGGTTTCTCTCCGTCCTTTCGCGTTCATCATCGGTTCTTTTATCGATTCCTTGCCGAGATCATTTTCCCAAGTGCTTCCTGCAGCACCTTGGAACAGCTGATTCCGTTTGACTCCACATATGTGTTCAGCCATGCCGGAATGGTAAGCGTCTTCTTCACAGCCTTCTTTCCGTATTTCTCTGCATATGCATCCATGTCCAGCGCAACCATGCTGACAAAACCGCCATCAGGCGCCTCTATTGCTCCCGGATCAGACGCCTTCGGTGCGCTCTTCCCGTCTTCAAGATCTATGAGGACCCATCCGCTTGCTGCATCCTCTGCCATAAAAAGGGCATCCGCTATTGTGTCTCCTTCTGTAATGCATCCCGGAAGATCCGGAAATTCCACCATATATCCCTCTTCATCATCAAACGGTGTGAACACTGCAGGATATGCAAGTTTCATGTTGAATTTCCCCCTTATGCTTATAAGCCTAGCACGTGTTATGCGTGTTGCAAAGAGAAATTACAGTTTCCGGCTCAGCTCATAATAAAAACGTCTGCGTCTCTCGTAGAATTGTCTTTTTCCGCATGACATTCCCTTCGCCTGCAGCTGCCAGAATGTCCACCCATACGCCACGCCGAGAATCAGATAATCATAGATCTCCGGAGCAACCTCCCGCGCAGTGTCTTCCACAAGCTTCTTTTTCTTCTCCAGTGTATAGCGACGCATGGCAGTCTCAGAGCATGCGTCATATCCTCCTGAAGTCTGCACCTTCTCCCCATCGTAGGTGATCGCCTTGCTGGTGTCCGGCTCCGTGCGAAGCTCCTGCACCCAGTTCGGATATTGAAGAGAAAAGTGCAGCACCGTCAGAAACTCTTCCTTCGGCAGATAGAATTTATTTTTCTCGCTCAAGATTCTGTTTTTCACTTCCATTCTCTCCCCGTTGCTCTGTCCTTCAGATGGATCCTTCCCACTACTTCAAAGCCGGCGAACTCCGCAATGCTCTTCATCATGGTGATCACCTTGATCACATGATCCGGTGTCCGCATGACGCTCTTTACGGCGTGATCCGCTGTCGGATCGCTGTACTTCTCTCCGTTCATCTCTGTCTCCCATCACGCACAAAGTCCCTGAGAGTTCAAGGCCTCTCAGGGCAAATCTTCCTGCCATGCAACAATCATTTGCATGCTTTTCCTGAATTTTTATCACCTATTACGTATTTTTCTCCCAATGCACAAAAAACCTTATCTGCACTGTCCACTGTCATTTTTTTCTTTCCGTTTTCCCAATAAGTAATTGAGCGAATCGTAACACCTGCTTTTTCTGCCAACGCTGCCTGTGTCATTCCCTTTTTTATACGCGTTTCTTTTAAGATTTTTCCTAATTCCATTTAACTTTTCCTTTCAGTTAAATGGCAGCTCCTCGTCAATCCCTTCCGGAATGTTCAGGAATCCGTCCATGGCGCTCTGCTCCCATGCCCCCTGCTGCCCGGCTCCGTCCTGCTGCCCTCCCTGACTTCTCTGCCTTCCATCCGTCCCGGCATACATCGCAGCCATCTGATCATCCATGGCAGCTCTTCCGCTGTCTGCCTTGCTCTCGGCAAATTCCTGCTCCTCAATGACCACATCTGTCGTGTATACCTTCGTCCCGTCCTGTCTTGTGTAGCTTCCCGTCTGGATGTGCCCGGACACACAGATCTTGGTTCCCTTGTGCAGATATTTCTCCGCGAACTCTCCCGCCTTACCGAATGCCACGCAGGAGATAAAATCCGCCTCCTGCTGCCCCTCTTGCTTCCTTCCTCTTCTGTTCACCGCAAGCGTGTATCTTGCGATTGTGACCGGCTCCGCTCCCTGAGACTGCCTTATGTCAGGGTCTTTGGTCAGGCGCCCCAGCAAAATGGCCTTGTTCATCTTCTCTTCTCCTTCCAGTTCGTGCACGGCTTTTCCTTCTCCTCCACCGTTTTTGTGTATACCAGACACTCTCCCACCTGCTGCCGTGCATTCACGCAGATGTAGCGCTCGCAGTTCCCGCAGCAGCGGTCTTTTTTCTCTGCCATCTCTGTCATCTCTGCTCTCCTCTTGTCCCTACCGTGCCCAAAAGCTTGTCAATGACTCCGCTCTCTACAACCTCTTTCGCATCTTTGAGCGTGCTGCACCGCTTTACAGCTGAGTGCTGCTCCGTCTCTTTCCTAACCTCATACTCCGTATGCATCCAGTATCCAACTCCATTTGCATGTTGAATTGCCCTTTTCTGGCTCACGATGCAGTAGCCTGGGAAAGCATCGCAGGTGTACTTGATGTCCTTCTCTCCATTCCCCAGAACCGTTTCTCCCTGCTTAATCCATTTTGCCGGCATCTTCCTTCTACTTCCTCTTCATCATCTCTTCTACGTACTCCTCCATGCTTTGTCTCTTCACTCGATCACACCCTTCCTCTCGTACTCCATGAGGTTGATACCTGTCTCTTCCTTGCATGCCTTCCAAAGCTTCTTTTTATCGTCCTTGAATTCAGACCGAACCTCTGTGACCAATTTCACCAGTTTCACGAGCATATCCGCGGAAAATCCGTAATCCATGCACCGATATAATGCCAGGAACATGGCCGCTTCCATCATGGTTCCCATCCACTTCGACTGCTGCGCTCTCATGTAGCAATAGGCTGCATTCGACATTTCCACCTCTTCCGCAGGCGTCCCGTTGAGATATACAAGATCGTGATAGGATGGACTACTCTCTGTCGGCTTCAGTTCTATCCCGGTCGCCTCCTCGAGCATCATCAGGATGGATACATTCTCCTGCTCGGCACACTCTGTCCATATACGCTGGGTCTCCAGAAGCAGGTCATGCAGGCGGTTCGTTCCAAAGCGCCATCCTCTCCGTAGGGCGATGCACACCGCTGCGAGCATAATCCGCACCCATTTACTCCCTTCCATTTCTGTCTTCTGCAGTGCTCGCTTGCGAATATTATTCATCTCTTCCCCCGATCCGGAACTCCTCCACCTTCGATGTGGAGATCAGCATCACCGTAATCACAATCATGGCTGCCAGCGATACGCCTGCTGCCACCTTGATCAGTCCCTTGATTCCCTTCATTTCCTTCATTGCCTTCAGCATCCCTCCAGCTCCATTCTTACTCTTCCGACTGTGATCCCCATCTCATCCGCAATCTCTTTTGCCGGCCATCCTGCCCGACCCAGCGCAAGGATCTTCCCGGTATCGACTTCGCCCTGGCTCTTTTCTTCCTTCCTACGCTCCGCTTCCAGTCTCTCATCCTCCGGAGTCTTCTTCCTTCTGCCTGGCTTCTCCACCTTCGGCTCTGCCTTTTCCTTCCGGCTCTCCAGAGCCTTCCGCACGTTCTCCTGCGTGTTTTCCTGCAGCTCCGGCAGCGGACTTGTATATTCTCCCGGGCAAAATACCTTTCCACGTGAAACCCGCTCGTAAATTACCGGCGCCGCTCCGCGCAGCATCGTTTCCACATAGTCCCGAAAATCCACCTTCTTGTAGGTCTCTTCCCCCTCGGCCGGAACAAACAGTTCCACGCTCCCGCCTTCCCTGATCGTATTCGCACACTCTATGATGTCTTCCAGCGTTAAGCTTCTTGTTTCCATTTCCCTTCATCCTTCCGCTTTTCATCCTCCCAGAGGATTTTGAGCTCCCGTTTCCACGGGCGGCCATACACTTCCAGTTTTCCTGTCCTGATCGGCACCATTGTTCTGTTCGAGTAGTGTTCGATGCTGTATTCCTTCTTCCGAAGGCGGTTCTGGTGGTTCAATGCCCGATCTATCTGATCTATCCGCGTAATATCAACCGGCTTTGCATAGGTTCCGTAGCCCTGCCGCAGCCTCGCACCCTTGCATTTGAAAATCACACAGTACTCTGACTGCAGTGAGATCGCTCCAAGCGCATAGCGCAGCCTTTCCTCCGGTGCCTCCAAGGTGTCAAAAAAACAGAATCCAACTGAATCCGAGTTTTTCCTCGCTGCTTTCCAGTCGGTATGGTTCTCCAGCTCTTCGCCCCGCATCAGGACCTCATATTCCTGCTTCCCCATGAATCTCATGTACTTCATGCATTTCCCTTTCCCTTCTTCACAGTCCCCGGCCTGCCCGGTAATCCTTCCCGAACACGGCCATCCATGCAGCATGCCCGTTGACCTTCTCAAACTCTTCCTGCGCCAGCTGCTCAAGAGCAAGATCGTTCTCGCCCGTCCGGTGCAGCACATCGTGGCACCTCTCGCAGAGCGGAATAATCAGCCCGTACCTTGTCGCCAGTGTCCGCCCGGCGGTCCCGTGAATCATGTGATGCATATGACGGGCCTTTACCGTACCAGGCACGAAGTATTCCCGGCAGAGAAAACACCGGTCCTTTGACACGCCCGCAAAGGCTTTGACCTTCTTCAGGCGGACCAGCTGCCCGTCAATCCACACGGCCTTCTTGTCGATCATTCTTCATCCTCCAGAGGCACCACGGAACCCGGATCGGACATCATCTTCCATGACGCCATGATGGATACATAGCCTTCCTTCGGCTGGTAGATCTTGAATGTATAGTTCTTCCGCTTAATTACCACAGACTCCATCTGTCCCCTTGCGATCGGATCCAGAAGCTTTATCAGGTGATCCGTAATATCCGGGAACTTCTTCTCAACTTCCCTGTTGATAAATTCCGTGCAGGTGGCCTTGTCCTCTTCGATTGCTCTTTCCCTGCTCGCTCCCTTGCAGTTACATTCCTGGCTTGCGATATTGTCCAGCTCCGCCCTCGGCAGCTCATCGTCCGACCAGTACATGACATTCCTCAGCTGTCCGCAATATCTGCAGGTTCCCTGTGCTACCATCTTTTCCTTCTCTGACATTTTCATTCTCCTTTCACCCAGAAGGGTCTGTTCTTGCTCCGCAGCCAGAGGTCATTCTCCGGCGCTTCGATTTCATCGAGCTTCTTCTCGATTTCCTCCTTCATCCATGCTTCCTTCGGATGCGGACCGGTCTTTATGAGGTCCCCTTTGTGGATATGCCTCGCCATGTCCACTACCAGATCCTCCCAATCCGCTTTGTTCTTTATCTGGCCGGAACTTCCCTGCCAGCCGTTCTTCTCCCAGATCTTCGGATATCCCCGGTTCACCAGTGCAGCCGTGCAGCTGTCGCTCATCCGGAAGCTGACACAACATGGCTTATTGAATCTGTCCAGGGCTTTCACCATGGTCCGGATCTCTGCCTGCTGCATTGTAGTGCCTGTGAAAACATTGATTTCCGCCATCCCGTCCTTATACGGCTTTCCGTCCTTTTTCATCTGGATCAGGTACATGGTTACGCCGCACTTCTTCGCCGGGCTCTTATAGGATGACTCCACATAGATCTCCACCTCCGGGAGCTGCCTTGTCTCTTCTTCCATCTTTTCCCCTTTCTACGGTCGGATCCTTCGCCGGTGCTTCGGCCGCTTCCGTTCCGGCTCCTTCAGCCGGATATACGCGATCTCCTGATACGGTGTCCCGTCCGAGTACTCTCCATAGGTCGTGTGGTCCTTGTCGATCATGTAGCCCTTTCGCTCCTTCGGGTCCCGGAATCCGCATTTCCGCGAAATCACCCGCACCGTGATCTGCGGCTCCTTCAAATTTCGCGACGGAGTATATAACTGACCTACTTTCCGGCCTTCTGTCTCCTGCGTTTTCAACCCGTATTTGACAAAATAACTCGCGATATCCGCATACTGCCCGCCCGAGTTGAGCGGAACCACGTTCACAATCTGCCCAGGCTCCCAGCACTCCCGGAGCTCCTTCAGATCTGCATCCGACAGCACCATGTGGATATGCCTGGATCCCTTCGGACCTACTTCCATGGTCATGACATACTTCAGCTCTTTCCCTGTCTTTTTGTATCTGGTCTTCAGTCTTCTGAGAAAGTTTCGGAATCGTTTCTTCATCTCCTCCGAATTCTCCGGTGCGGTTGCCTTCTTCCAGGAGAGAGTCACCAGCGCATCCTTCCCGTCTTCAAAATTGGTGTTCAGCTTCCACCGGAGCTTTGCCTCGGCCCTTTTGATGTGCGCTCTCTTCGTACTCTCCGGTGAATCTTTCTCCGGAGGTCCTCCCCTTCCTCTCATCCCGTAGCGCGGAGCGATCAGTCTTTGAATCTCCATCACTCTCCCTGCACGGATGATCTTCTCTATCCCTTGCATTTCCCTGCTTCCCCTGTCTGGTATGGTCGTAAAGTGGATTACTTTACCGCGTCGCGAAAGCGGAACCGCCCCGCTTTCTCCTGTCTTTTATCTTGTGGTTTTCGAGAAATGCTCTATACTAGATGTTGTATAGCTTTTGGCGCTATTGCATTTCCCGAAGAGGCGGTTTACCAGAACCGTCTCTTCATTTTTTTGCCTGATCTTTCAGCCGGTTATAGATCCGGCCACAATCCGTCGTTGCCATCAGATGCTCCAGCGTTATCCGCTTTCGCTCTCCGCAGATCTGCCGGCAGAAGTCTTCCCCGGAGATCCGTATCCGCTCCCTCTGCGTGTCCATCGAGATCGGGCAGCATGGAATCCTCTCCTCATCCATTCCTTCCTCCTTTCTTTTCCTTAATCGCACTCAGAAGGATTCGAACCTTCGCTGCTGAGGGGAAGAGCAGCCTGCCTTGTGAGTGCAGTGCCCGCGCTGTCCTTCGCGGGCCCGCCTTTTATTGCTGAGGCGGTCAGCGCACAGATCTATGTTTCCCGTGGAGGTGTGTCCGTGCGTCCACCTCCTTCATCCCATGGTCAGGAGCATTGTCCTGGCCAAACGCTCCGGAAGGGAGTCGAACCCTTCGGAGCAAAATCACTTCTTCTCAAATGCTTCCACCGCTGAATCTTTAAGAATCCTCTTCATGGACTCCTGCAGGTCGGTGAGGTAGTCCTTTCCGTTCACTCCGCAGAAAATGACATTTCCTCTAACTTCCAGCTTCTCCCCCGCTCTTCCGAAAAGTGACATATCCGGAAGGTTCCGGTTCAGCTCCCCTGCGTTCTGGCGGTTGCAGAGCATCAGCACGTGCGGCTCTGACAGCATCTTCACTGCCTTCACCTTTCCACCTACCGCCATCTCCATCGTTTCCATCGTATCGGTGAGCCCTACAATGTATGGCTTCGCATTCACCGGACAAAAAAGCACTCTGATCTTCTTCATTTCTTCTCCTTTAACCACTTGCCAAGATAAGAACCGCCATAATATCCACGCCTGCATTTATTAATGCAAAGTCCCTCCATGATCTTGGTCGCCTTGATATCAGCACCCAATCAATCGCTGAAATCACCACCAGCACCACGAAGAAAGTTACCTGTTCTCCTGTCAGCACCATCCCCATGAGTAATGGCATCGTCATAAGCGTAAGAGCGTAACACCTGCCCGGATCCTGCTCCTCATAGCCGGTAGCCTGTTTCTCCATGAACATTTCAAGCTATACACAGATCAGACAACTCATCTCAGCCACCACGAAACCACCTATAAGCACTGTCCTCATCTCTCACCCCGCATCTTCCATGTCATGATCCTGATAGTGCCTTCTATACTTCCGCTGCCTTCTCTCTTCCCGCTTCCTGGCTTCCTCAAACCTGTCCAGCAAAATAGCCACACCGGTCAGCACCATCCCGATCAGGAGCAGCACCGCTGCAGCTTCCTGCAGCTCAAAAATCGCGGATAAAATTACGGCTTCCGTCAGGCACAGGACGCCGCTCCACGATATGATCCCGTTTCTCATTACTTTCCCTCCAAAAATATCTGCAGGTCCTCCGGTGTGAAATGCAGAAACCTGTGCATCTGCCGGATCTGTGTGCGGGTCCATTCTCCGTCTTCCATGCGTCTCCACATGGTCGAGTGCGGGATGCCCGCTTTCTTCTCCACATCGCCCAGCTTGAGCCCGGCGAACGAGGCTCTGCCTTTTATGACATCTGCAAATGTTGCGTCATGTTTACGCATAGCCGTGCTCCTCCTTATGCCCTCGATATGCTTCCTTGGCAAGCTTCAGCAACGCGGCCTTCCACTTATCCGGAAGGTCTGCAACCTCTTCTCCTCTCACTCCGCAGAAAAAGCAGTCTCCTACGATTTCCGGCATCCATAAGCCACGTTCCCTTATATTCTTGATGCTTGGATTCGGCTTTTTCTCATTGAGCACCCCCTCCTCGTCGCAGACCAGCACTACCTCAGGGGCTTGCAGAATCGTCTCTGCCTCGATGTAACCGCCAATGAAGTCCTGCATGTTTTTCAGCGAATTCTCGATATTGGTTATGTACGGCTCCCGGTCTACCGGGCAGGCCAAAATTTTGATCTTCATTGCATTCCCCTTTCCTGCTGTCGAGCTAGTTATTTTCAATCACTTTTTCGGATAAAAAAATGGTGTCTCGTTCTTCTTTTGTCAGGTGAATAGCTTTTGACAGCCCTACAATTTCGCTTGCTGTGCACTCAGATCCTTCCAGAATCGAGTAGATCCTGTTTCTACTACATCCGAGTTTGTCAGCAAGAAACGTAATTGTGACCCCTGATGCAGTGATCTTCTCCTTCAATAATTTAGCATTCGTCATATTCTGCCTTCTGGCTCCTTTCTAGTGATTGTTATCACTATCGTCATAATAATGTTCTGCTTGTTGATTGTCAATAGCATTTTTGTTGATTTCTAAAACAATTTGATATCATATAGCCAACGGAGGATTTATCATGATTGATTTATATAAGAACATAAAGCGCCTGCGCTTGGAAAATCAGTGGTCTCAGGGAGAACTTGCAAAAAGGGCTGGATACAAAGATCGGTCAGCTATTGCTCACATAGAAGATGGAAAAATAGATTTGCCTCAAAGTAAAATCAGACTCTTCGCTGATATTTTTGGTGTCACTCCTGCCTATCTCTTTGGCGATAGCGGCTGCGCACATGGCCTCACTCTTGTTGTTTCGGTTGAAGAATCAAATATTATCAAAAACTATCGCGCTGCTGATAATTCCACCAAGGCCGCAGTTTGTGCCGTCCTTGGCGTTCAAAGACAAGATGCAGAATTATTGGATTCGAAAATTGATGCGTAAACCATTTTGTCGGCGCCGCCAAAATGGTTAATTTAGGTTCCGGCTCCCAACGCGAGGTTGATGATTACATGCTCTCCCGCTACGCCTGCTACCTGATCGTGATACACACACATCAGGACCCGGGACGAATAGAAAAGTTTTGATGTGTAACCATTTTCCCCACGTGGGAAGAATGGGTTCGACATTGGTGCCATTTCGGTGACGTCACCGAGATGGTTGAATACATAGATTATCGCTATAAAGGAGGTTCTTTATGATTAATATCTATTGCGATGAAAGCTGCCATCTTCAATTTGATAATTCCGATATTATGCTAATGGGCGGTTTATCGTGTCCTAAAGAAAATGTTCGCCTCATTTCGCAAAAAATCCGAAGACTAAAGGTCGCTTATGGGCTAAACGAGAACTTCGAGATCAAATGGACTAAGGTTTCCAACGGACAGCTTAGTTTCTATTTGGATCTTCTGGCGCTTTTCTTCGACACTTCGTATCTTGATTTTCGTTGTGTAATAGCTCCAAAGAAAGGTCTCAATAATGAGGTTTTTCATCAGACATACGATGAATGGTATTACAAAATGTACTATTTACTTCTGAGCAAAATGCTGGATCCAACAAAGCAATACGCTGTTTATGTGGACATTAAAGATTCAAATGGCGGTGCAAAAATCGCCAAGCTTAAAAGGATCCTTGAAAGCTTTCTCTATAGTTTTCATGCTACCTGTTTAAAAAACATACAAATAGTTCGCTCTGACGAGGTTTCTCTTCTTCAGCTTTGTGATTTGATTATGGGATGTGTTGGCTACGCCAACCGTTTTATCGAGTCTCCTCAGAGTGATCTTGAATTATCGCCCGCCAAGGTCGAAATGTGTCGATCTCTCGAGGAACTCGCGCAGCGTCCTCTCACACATACGACTCCGTTATATGAAACCAAATTCAATATTTTTGTATGGCGTCCTGCGAAGGTGTGAAAATGAGCAAATTACAGTGTAAGCTGAGCCAAGATGACTCTTTAATCATATGCGATGATTTAGGGAAATACTCTGAATACGAAGAACAACTATGGTCTCTTTTTCTTCGTACTTATGAGTACAATTCCCTTAAATTTCATGACATTCCGGTCAGGATGAAGCATTATCCACCTTCATTTTCTCCTAAGACTGGCTTTTATCATCTTACTTGTGAGAATTATCTTCATCAGGAAGAAGATTCCAGAAAACCGAACCTTCGTAGATGTGAACGACTTATGTGGGCCCAAACAATCATTGAATCTTGCTCTGACTCTTGTGCCAGTCTTCTCGTCTGGGAAAATACCCGGCATAATAAGCCCAACATTGTGCTCTTCTGCCCGGAGTTGGATTATGTTGTTATCTTATCCAAACGTTCTCAGGGATATTATTTGCTTACCACCGCCTACCCTGTCGATCACCCTCACAGAAGGGAAGATCTCCTTAACGAATATCAGCGGTATATAAAGCAAACAGCGCATCCGGTTTTAAAGCCGAATACGCTGTCGAATGCTCCTTCTACGCGTGGCAGATGAGCTATTTTCTTCACTTAAAGTATAGCACAGATGCGACAAAACTGCTACACCAGATAGCCCCAAGGGCAAAGGAATTTTAAGCCTTTCGGCCTACTCCCATTCGGGAACCCAGCGCTGATCCTTCACGAGTTATCTGCTCATATATTACCATGCGCACTATCACACGCAATGGTCAAAAGTCACAAAATGTGGACATACAAAAACCGCCCCGGTGTTGGCGCACCAGAGCGGCCGGCACTCCGAAGAGTACCAAGGATTCTCCACGAATCTTCTACATGGTACCATCTCCGGATAAGCTGGTTCAGTTTCAGTACTTTATAGGCGTTGTCAACTCCCCAGCCTCTGCACGACAGTTTCTTCATCTGGGCCTTGAACTTAGCGACTGCCTTCTGGTGCGGTCTGGCTTTGTATGCTTTGGCAAATGGGTCAAAGTAAAACCCGAACCCGAGGTATTTGATGCCTTTAGGTTTATCGACCTTACTCTTTTCGGCATTTACCTTCAATCCGAGCCTCTCCTCGATAAATCTGGCCACGCTCTTCATGACTCTCTCTGCCGCCTGTCTGCTTCCGACCATGATGATAAGGTCATCTGCATACCGGACGAAATCCAGTCCTCTCGCCTCTAACTCTTTGTCCAGCTCATTGAGCATGATGTTCGCTAACAGCGGCGATATATTTCCGCCTTGGGGCGTGCCGATTATGGTATCTTCGTACTCGTCATCGATCATCACTCCGCTAACCAGGAACTTTCTCACCACTGAAATGACGTCTCCATCCTTTATCGTCCGTCCGAAGATCGTCATCAGCTTGTCATGGTCTACTGTGTCAAAGAACTTCGCAAGGTCGATGTCCACAATCCAGCTATGCCCGTCATTCATTATTTCCAGTGCTTTAAGAACTGCCTGCTGTGCACACCGATTGGGCCTGAATCCGTAGCTGTGGTCGTGGAACTGCTCCTCAAATATCGGAGTGAGCACCTGTGCTACCGCCTGCTGTACAAAGCGGTCTACCACCGTTGGCACTCCAAGGTTCCTTGTTCCACCGTCTGGCTTTGGTAACTCCACCCTTCTGACCGGCTGCGGCTTGTACTTCCTTGTCCGCAGCTGTTCCCTGATGCTTTCGCCGTTTTTCGAAAGGTATGCACCAAGTCCTTCGACGGTCATTCCGTCGATACCTGCCGCTCCTTTGTTTCTGACGACTTGCAGATATGCCGCATTGAGATTGTCTTTGCTTAATATCTGCTCCATGAGACTACTTGTGTCCATGCGTTGTTTCCTTTCTGCCCCTTTTGCCTTTGCCGCCTTTGACGTTATCGACAGACGTTGCTCCGGCTACGAAGTGGAACGTACTTCAACTGATTGATTGTTCGCCCCTTCGCTCCGTCCCCATTACAGGGACTTCCTCACTACTATGGGCTCTGCTGACATCTCACAGTTCGTTGTTACTACGGCTGATGGAACCGCCTGTGAGATCTCCACGCTTAAGGTGCGCGCTCTTTTCCCTCATCTACCTGCCACATTTACTGGTACTTCCAGCAACTTTTGGGCTTCATCTCTTCTAGCAGACTTACCCGTATTTCCCAGCCTTGTATGTGGTTCCTGTTCGTCAGACCAAGGGTTTGCCTACAGCTTCCTTCAGATTCCACCTCACGATGGACACCCTTGCTGTTCAGCTATGTACTTCGTCGTTGCCTACGCGTACTCGGGACTTACACCCGTTAGAGCGCGCCCATGGCGCGCAAACTAAAAAAAAAGAGGGAGACGAAAACCGCCTCCCTCACAATCAAACCTATTTTTTTATTCGCCCCACCACATCATCACGCCTGCAGCTGTGACCGCCGCAAGTGCGGCAAGATAGATCACGCCAAGCCCCACGCCGACGCAGGTAAGTAATATCAATGCTCCCATGGTCCCCCTCACTTCTGGATATACTGGATCGATACCCAGCATCCGGTTCCGGTCAGCCTGCCCCAGCCTTCTGTTTCTTTGTCGATACTCACCACCATTCCCGGCGGTAAGCGCATCTCCTGCCCTCCCAGCTTAACTGTCCCGAATCGCGTGCCCGGTCCGAGTCTGACATTGAGATACGATGATACTTTGACAACGCCTGCATACTGTGTCATTTTCTCCTCCGTTTTATCTGCTGCTTTTGCATATCGGAGCACTCTGTCCCACCCTTTTGAGTAGATGTAATAGCTCCGCACGCAGATCTCCCGTCCGGTCTGGTCGCCAGCCTTGCCGCCGGTCGCTTTTCCTTTCTCGTTGATGGATGCGTGGACGATCTGGCCGGATCCGATGCTCATAGCCGTGTGGTGCTGCGTATTTAACAGGATGTCACCTCGCTGCAGTCCCGCGCCGGTTTTCAAGTTGATCTCAGCCGTCACATCTTCAAAGCCACACCGGAGGAAAGCTGATCTCATATTTCCTGTGTAAGTGGCTCCGGCCTCCTTGACCGAGACTCCTGCTTGCTGCCATGCCGAAATCAGCAAACTGCTACAGTCATAATCTGGCCCCCACCGGTGCGCCTGATCATACCCATGGGCTGGATCTTGTGCGATCTGCAGCGCCCATGTCACCGCCTTTTCAATTGTCTGCTGAGTGGTCATTTCCTTTGCCCTCCGGATAGCTCCTATGCAGCTCCAGTACAGCTGCTTCAATTAGTGTAGAGAGCTGATCATCCGACATACTAATATGCAAGTCATCCAGCGCGGCTCTGGCCACCCTCATCGCGAAGTCTTTCCGGACTTCTCCCGATTGCTGCCAGAGTGTCTGCTGTGCGGCCAGTACCGCTTTCCCGATCTCTGTCTGGATCAGCTGCTGTCTGATCCATCTCGCTGCCGCCGGCACTACGTAAGTAGCAAGCACAGCCGCAAGCAGCTTAACTACAAGCTCCACAATTCTAAATGTCGATTCGCTCATCCTTCTCCTCCTTCGTTTCGCTCATCGTACTCATTCGGATCTGCATCGATGTCAAGATCCGCTTCATCCGGTTCTGTCTCTTCTTTTCTCTTCCGTTTCTTTTTACTCTCATGAATCCGCCAACAGATCGCTGCTTCTGCGGTCACAAAAGCAAAGAATCCAGTCACCAGCGCGTCCGGCTCAGCTCCGGTAAGCGCAAAAACCTCGAAGACTTCCCGGATAAAAAGAATCGTCCCAACGCCAATCAGCGCAAGGACGACATCGGTACCGCATATTCTGTTTTTCACAGCTCCGCCTCTCCGTTTTTCTTCCGTATCTCCCAATCCAGCACCTCGGCCTCATCCTCTGAGACGATCCTGAGCTTCTGGCAAGCATCATATCCGATCTTGCAGTCTCCGTTTCCACCCATCTCCTTGTACGGGACATATAAGTACTCGAGGTTGCGCTTTTCTTTGAGAGTGATCGCTCCCCGCTTCACCATCCTGTCTGTCAGATACAGGATCTTGTCATGGCCAAGGCCGAGGATCATCCTGCTCTCTGATGTGGATCGCGCCGCTTTCTGATCATTCTTCTGCCAGTGTCTCTGCAGTGCAAGGGTGATCAGGCTACAGAAGGTTCCTGAGCCGAAGATGCCAAGTACTACCGTTATTACTGTGTTCATTTTTCTGATTGTCCTTTCTTCACCATGCACTTGACCAAATTACATCCATAATTATAATGTAATTATGAATATGATTCGTTTTGAGTGGGATGAAAACAAAAACTCCATAAACAAAAAGAAGCACGGAATTTCCTTCGAAGAGGCATCTTCCGTGTTCTATGATGACAATGCTCTTGTCATAGATGATCCGGACCATTCCATAGAGGAAGATCGTTTCATTATTCTCGGAAACAGCAGCTCCGGAAAGCTCCTCGTTGTCTGTCACTGCTACCGCGAATCTGATTCCGTTATTCGGATTATCTCCGCAAGAAAAGCGACTTCTGCCGAATCCGAACAATACTGGAGGTGATATGTATGAGAAACGAATATGATTTCACAAACGCCCGGAAGAATCCTTATACCAAGAATCTCAAGAGGCAGATTACCATAAACATCAATGCGGATACGATTGATTATTTCAAACATCAGTCAGAGGAATCCGGTATTCCTTATCAGACACTAATCAACCTGTATCTGACCGATTGCGCCCAGCAGAAGCGTGAACTTCATATTGAATGGGAAAAACCAGCCACGGTGTAGCCGCGGCTGGTTTTTCCTTTATTGCTTAATCAACATAAAGTTTGTCTCTTCAGACACCTCCGTTGGAAGGCCTTCAAAACGTTTGTAAAATCAGGCGTAATCATCCCCGTCAATTACCGAGGATGATTACTAATAACATATGAAGTTGGCAACATTACCTGCAACGCTGTATGCTCCCCCACTTCTTGCGCGAACATAGCATGTCGTATTGTCGTGGCTCATATCTACTTGATCCGTTGCAACACTTCCACTCTGGTTGATCGAGGATGACTTGTATCTAGCGTCCGAAATCTGAATAAGTTCCCATCTTGAGTTTGCCACAAAATCTTCATACGATTTGAAGTTGTTTCCAAAATTGTAGCTTGCGGTTTTTCCATCCGAAGAAATGGTAAACCTATCAAATGTCACTTTCTTGCTACCCCCCCACATCTATAAAATGGCATATAGAACCTCCTTTACTTCATGATCTGAACAAGCATAGACATGCCACCTGACGTGCCGCTGTTTGTTCTTGTAATAGTGATTGTTCCAGTAATATTCGTGATCTCGACATCCATATATGCAATCCCTTTTCTGTCAGACGAAGACTGCATAAGCACGTTGGTGTTACATGATCCGGATATCTGTATTACTGATGGCGTGTAAATACGATCCACATTGTCCGTAAAAACAATTCTTGCAAGAATATTGGGGCTTGTTGATGTGAATTTGACATACCATCCACCGCCTCCCCACGAATTTGAGTAATCAGTGAGTGATAAAACCCCTGTTGCATATCCACTTATTCTTGATTCTTCTTTCCCTCGCGTAACCATCACCGTTCCGTCTGGGACAAATTGTTCAGATTTTTCTCCACCTTTTGCTGGATAAAATGGCATAATTTACTCCTTTAGCCAGGAACATACGCCACGCAAAAACTTACCGTATAGAACGGAGCTGCAGAACTCCAAGATCCTCCACAGGAAACAGTGACAGTGTTACCATTGAGAGAACAAGAACAACTCATGACTTGTCCGTTTCCAGTATTGTCTTGATAAAAACTTGTAATGCCTGCAGCGATTGGCGTATATCCTTTAAGTGATACATCTATCTGTTTTGTATATGGCTTATAAGTACGCTCAATATTGAAGGTCTTTGTTACGTACTTTATTTTGCCCCCCCACGACACGGATAAAAACTCATACAAGCTCCTCTCCGAACAGCAAAAGATACTGCTCTCTTACGTCTTCCCTGTACTGCTCATCTATATCATCGATGGTCTTAGACCCACGATAGATGCAGCGTGCCAAAATTCTTGCTTTCGCTTTGCTCATGCTCGTCCCTCCTTATGCGATCAAATCAGCCATAGCGTCCTCAAGGTCGCTTACTCTCTGCTCCAGAATCTCCTTTTCGGTCAGGTCTCTGGCTGTAAACCGTGCTACGATCTTACCATCCGTACCAAGCTCCACCTGAGCTCCGACATATACCACTCCGGTGATAGGCTCTCCATCAAAGGTTCCGCCGACAAGGTTGTCCGCTACCTCGAACTGCATCTTGATAGCATCCAGAGCCGAGAAGGTTGTACAGTCATACACCAGAGTATTGATGGTGCTTGTGTCTCTGAAATCAAATGTTTTCCCGTTCTTGAACTTGAGTGTCTTCATGCTTTATCTCCTTTAATTTCTTATAGTGATGCACACATCGAAAGCCGAATCCTGTGCATCAAAAGTTACTATGCATTTTCCTGCGGATGCAGTAATGTTGGACGGTGCAATGTTCGGAATTGTTGCATATACATCTATCAGCGAAGTTGTCGTGATACTGGAATCACTGAAAGTAAGCGTTCCGCCGGCCGCCGTGAGCGACTTCGCCGGAAGTCTTTTCAGCGAGTATCCTAAAAGGGCTTTGGCAAGATTCTCCGCTGTGATGCTCTTCGTCCCGTTTTCACCATCCAGCAGCATCTTTTCGGAAACACCGATTGTAGATGCTGCCGTATAGTCTTTTATTCTGCTCATGAGTCACCTCCGACTTATGCGCCGATTGTGACCGTAACTCCACCGGCCGGATTCTCTGCTTCGCTGTAAGGGATGGCAGCCACTTCGACCTGTGACAGAGCGTTGTAGGTCGCATCCGGCAAAATAGTCTGCTTTGTTATCTTCGGAGTGACTGCCTTGGCCTGTGCTTTCATGCCCTCTGTCGATGACATCGAGCCTTCCACGCCGAAGAGTGAAATGCCCTGTCTGATGTTCTTGGCTACCAGCTTCGCCTTCTCCGTCTCGTCAAGTGTCGCCTTGCCGCTTCCGTCGTGATAGCCTCTCGGGATAGCGACCGGAGTATCTGCTCTCGCAATTTTGAGGGTTACTGCTCCTTTATTCGGCATCGTGCCGGTTACTTTCTTTCCGCCGACATATGCTGTTTTTCCTTCCAGCATTTCGGCAGCCGTTCCCGTAGCATCCGAAGTGTCCGCATCCTTGGTGGATGTACCAGTGATCTGTGCTCCGGATTTGTCATGTGCTGTCACACCCTTGGCCAGATCCGCCGGAGTGACGCTATCGCCGGTCAGGTCGATCAGCACATCTTCGCCATAAATTACCTTGTTCTTATTCAGATTAGCCACTTTTATTTCCTTTCTGCATTACTTTCCGATATAAACGGTAAGCCCGCCGGCCGGATTGCTCGTTTCGGCGTACTCAACTTTTTTTACCGTGATATCCTCTGTGCATGTCTTGTCCTTCGTCGGGAGTGTCTGGTCTTCATACAGGTCTGCTTCTACCTCATACGGCCCTTTGTACTCATTCTTCCTCATCTCTCCGGATAAGGCTCCGGACAAGTGGTTTTCTCCGCTCAGACTTCCCTGCAGGCTTCCTTCGGTCGGCAGCCGCCCTCTCAATGTCGTTCCCTGCATCAGTAAACCTCTCTCATGATCTTCATACATGCGCACGCAATGAACGTATCCACGTCCCCGTTGGCCTTTGTCAGCTCGATGTCATATACATACTCCCCGAATGCGAGCGGCTTGGTGTCCTCCGGCTTCAGCTCCAGAATCATCGTATCCGTCGGAATTTCCTTCAGGATCAGCAGCTCCGGATCTTCATAGTCCTTTTTCAAAGCAAAACGCACGCGGTCGCCTTCCGCAGGCTGATAGTCGCTTCCATCCTCGTTCTGGATCACTACCTGCCTTCGGAGCGTGTCGCCTCGTGTCAGATATATCTTGGTTCCATCTGTTTTGTTCATGATCGCCTCTCACGCTTTCTGATAAACGGCCGCTCCCTGTACGCTGCTTCCAACACTGTCTGTCACCGTGTTCCCACTGGAGTCTGTCACCGGATTCGAAATGCCAAATTCGGCCGGCAGATCTGCCAGAAAACTCCCGGTGATTACGGTGCCGTCCTTCTTGTGCGCCGTGTAGCCAGATAACAAAGAAGACTCTGAAACCGTATCCTTTGTCAGGTTGATCAGAGCCTTCCCGCCGTAATTTACTTTATTGACCGCCATGTTACTTCCTCACTGTTGCGCACACATCGAACGCTTTCTCCTGCTCGTCAAAGGTTACCGACAGCGTTGTCCCGTTCACCGTATAGTCTGCCGGCGAAATGTTTGGGATTGTAGCGTAGATCTCAATCAACGATGTGTCCGTGATGGACGCATCCGTCCAGGACACCGTTCCGCCTGCTGCCGTCAGTGACTTCGTGGCCAGACGGACAGAGGTCTTCGCATCGACTTTCTTGATGCTGGCCGTGGTCTTCTTGTCCAGGGCATCAATCTCGTTCTGCAGATGAACCGCTGCGTTTTCATCCACTACATTTCTCAGATTATCGAACCACGCATCGAACTCTTCCCGGATTGCATCAAAGTCGATCTCTTCGAACGGTGTGGCAAGTCCGCACAGATCGTTCTTTGTTCTCTGGTCTGTAATGTTGGCTTGCTGAATCGAAATCACACCTGCTGCCACGTAGATATCTGCCAGCACCAGATCCTTGTACTCTGCAGACCATCGCTTTTCTGCGGCTGCCGGATTGTAGGAGGCGGTTCCCTTTCTCACTTCAATGTGGATGTCCCTCTGTTCCTTGTCCCACACGCATACCATCCTGTCGATCCGGTTCAGCGTTCCATCTGCCGGATCAATTGTGAACTGAATCCTTGACTCCAGCTCATACCGATATCCGTCTATGATTGCCTTTCCCGGCTCCACACTCACCGTCATGTCCCCATTCGCGACCACCTTCAGCTCTGACTTGTCTGCCAGAAAAATGCCTGATGAGATAAATGCCCGAAAATACTGTGCAAAATCATCCGCAACATATGTCCGGTCATAAGTCCCATCGACCTGCTCCGCGTCAAACGGAAATGAATATTCGTTGCTCTGTGCCATCTCTCCTCCTTATGCCATGGCGTTCTTGATCATCTGCGTCATTGTCGGCGCGGAATTCCCTAATGTCAGTACTACCGAATTCTCGTCCTTCGACAGATCGTTCTCCACTTCCGTGATCTGCGCGTTCAGCGTAATCCCCCATGATGTGTCATAGCAGGTTACGTAATCACCTATGTCATACTTCATTGCCTTTGAAGCATTTATGGAAGATTCAAAGGATTTCACGCGGTAATACTTTGCCAGCTCCTCCGCTCCCTTCTGGGCAAGCTGCTGTCTGTACTGGCTTTCCGAAAGATCCTTGTCCGATAACCCTGCTGCGTTATAGAACATTTCATATCTGGACAAGCCTGTCCCTTCTCCGACTGTTTCCAGCACACGGGCTTCGTCTTCTCCCTTTCCTCCGATCAGACATACCGTTCTTACATTGTTGCTGTTGTCTTCATAGTTCTGCTTATAGATGTTCTGAAAGTCCCTTGAGAAAATACATGGATCTTCCGTTCCGAGCGTCCTGTTCGTCCCTTGCAGGACGTCAAAGTAAAACACCTTGTCCTGCAGGTCCAGCGTGAGCCGATATCCCAGCTCTGACTGCTGTGACAGATCTGTCAGCGCATCGGTCAGATTGTCATAGGTGATCTGTTTTTCTATGGTGTTCCCCGCATATCCATGCTCTTCTCCGAGCAGAATGTGCGGAATTCTTCGATCAGGATCTGTCGGATTCACTACCTGCTCATATACCATCTTTCGCATGAGTGCTTCGGCCGTTCCCGTCATGGTCATCTTGTTCCAGATGATCCTCCGGTTCAGGTACCTGGAAGCCATGAAGCCTTCGATTTTGATGTACTCATGTCCGTCTTCCTTTATGTCCAGGTATTTTCTTGTAATGATCCCTGCTTCTGAGGCGTCCGTCTTGTAGAGAATATTCTCGATCTGCAGCAGCTCGTTGTTTTCTCTGGTAAAGAGAAACTGTGCCTGGAACGATCCCGGGCAGTTCCATTTCTGATCCCAGACAATCGCCTCGTACACATTGAAGATTCCAAGGATATTGATGTTTTTATCCAGTACATATATCTCTGCCATCTATGCCCCCACATATTTGTTCCGGTAAAATATGCGGCATTCCAGGAAGGATTCTCCATCGTCCGCTCCATACCGGAACAGGTTATCCCCCGGCTCCAGCGTGAGGAAGGTCGAGCCGCCTCCTGCAATGTCAATCCGGTTGATGAAATTCTCTTCCATGCCGTTTACCGTCTTTGTAACCTTCTTGTTTGTTCCAGTAAGGACGGTGATGCTTTCCCCCGCGTGCATCGTACAGTTGATCCTGATGAACTCTCTTGTATTCACATTGAAGAGCATCGGATTCTTCAGCTCTCCGTTCGCAATAAAAACAATTCGCATCCCGATCGTGATTGCCGATGCGTTAAATACGTCCGCAATCAGGGCAGAGGATTTCAGGCCGAACACCACGCCTTCGTTCTTCGGAATGATGAGCGGAAAATGAAACTGGCCGATAATATTTGCAATCTGCACCAGCTTCTCGGACGCGTCCGACCACCACACATCCGACGCGGATATCAGCTCTACTTCATACTCCCTCACGGAAGAAACCTCCGAAGGCTTAAATTTCGGTGTCTTGGTTACTCTTGCCGTAATGGTTCTGTTTACTCCGCCGTAGTAATGATTCAGCGTGATGTCTGTCTTTGGCAGGAACAGATTCTCCAGCTTGTTCATGAGCATTTCCATCTGCTGCGTCGTATCGGCCTTGATCTGCCCGGTAATGCTCATTTCCCTGCTTTCTACATAGGTGTTGATGATCGTCGCACCGTCCTGGTCAAACCCCTGTGATGTGACCGTTGTGACACTCAGTTCATCAAATCCCTCTGTTTTCTTCACGTAAAAAGGCGGATCCGTTATTTCTAACGATGTTCGCCCATTCGAAGCAATAATTCTGCGGTCTGTCTTTACCATGCCCGTGCCGCCTCTTTCTGTGACTGTTTGAATGCTCTTGCTGTATCAATCAAATTGTCTGTCTTACTGTATACGTTGACCGTCTGGTTGATGACCTGACCACCCGAAGATGCTTTCCCTCGTTTCATGCCTGCTGCCGCTCCGATAGATGCCTCCGGTACTGCTGCCGCCATAACGTCCTTTACAGACTGCATCTTCTTTTTCAGGCCCTCCACATAGCCTTCGCCGGACATCTTTCCAAGCCATGCGAACTTCTTCGATGGCGAATTGATGTCCAGTTCCTTCTTGGCTGCTTCGTATGCATCTGCAGCGACCTTGGTTGCCGCATTGATGACTCCCGACCTTCCGGAATTGATTCCGGATACCAGTCCGTTGCAGATCTGCCTTCCGATCTCTGCAAACTTGTCTGAAGATAATCCAAGCTGAAACTGATTATAGGTTTCAGACGCAAGGTTCTGCGCCGTAGCTATCACATTCGCCTGATTGTTCTGCATTCCGGTCACAAGACCATCGGCTATGTACTGACCTATCTCTATGGTCTTTGTGGAAGCGGATCCATCCACGCCCGCGCTTTCCTGCAATGTCTGAACAATGTTCTGGTCTACCAGATTCTGCGCAGCCTCCTTCACTTCCTCTGCCTGATCCGAAATCCCTGTTGAAACGCCTTCGCCCATCGTGCTGCCAAGCTCAGACGTCTTTTCATCGATCAGCTGCTTCTCTGTGTCAAACCCCGCTGTTATTTCTACATCCAAGAGCGGTGCATTCTCTTTGATTGCTTCAAGACCTGCCGTATATGCATCTGTATATCCGGACGAAAATCCGGCTTCAAGCTCTGCCATGCTGTTCAGCATGCTCGATGCCTGATTGTAGGTGTCAACCAAAGATTGAAACGCTCCCTGGTTATTGTAGTAAGCATCTGTCACAGCGTCCAGTTCAGACGCCGCAGACGGTCCCTTGTCGATGATTGACTGCAGATATGCCGCCGAGTTGCTGTCTGATGACATGATCTGCTCCGCCGTAGCTACAGACTGCGCATACGAGTTGATTCCTGTCGCCCAGTCTGTCATCTGCGTCTGCAGGTCTGACAGGCTCGTCGTTGATTTCTCCGCGGTTCCCTGTATCTGCTGGCCAAGCTTCTCGAACTCCTCCGATGCTCCGCCCAGAGAGCTCTGTACGGATTTGTATGCCTTGTCATAGGCATCCAGCACTTCTTCTGACCATTCTGTCGTTGCCGACTGGTTTTCCCCGATCGCATCGGTATTTTCGCCGATCGCCCCGGTGTTCTCCTGCAGCGCTGATGTATGCTCGTCGATGTACCCGGCAACCTGCGCGTATTCCTCATCCAGAGCAGACATGCTTCCTGTCGTTTCATCAATCGCATCTGCCAATGCGCGCATGTCATCCGCGTGATCTGCATACCCTGCATCCATTCCGGTATACAGCGTTGACTGTGCGTTGAATTCCTCCTGCGCGTCCGCGGAATCCCGTAATTTCTGAGCGAGATCTTCCGCATTGTCCGCTTCCATCCCATACTTGTCAGCGGCTTCGCCCATGATCTCGTTCAACTTCTTCTCCGCTTCATAACGGTCGGATGCTATCGAGGTCAGATCCTCCTGCGCAGCTGCTACCTGCATGTTCTTCATGAGCTGATCCGTGTTCTTCTCCAGCTCTTCTGTGGTCAGCGACAGTGTATCCTTCTGCTCGTTATAGGCCAGATTCAGCTCCGGCATAATGCTGTTGAGTTCCTGGACGATCTGCGTCTTGCGCTTTGTCGTTGTGTTCTCGTTTTCCAGTTCCTTAACGAGCTTCTTGACGGTTTCCGCGTCATTCTGCATGGATACACGGTTCTCTTCTCTTTTTTCTGCCGTGTTTCCAATCGCCGTATTCAGATCTGATGCAGAGCTTGCCAACTGCTTCATTTCAGAATCTGTTTTGGTAAGCTCCAACATAGCCAGCGCCGAAGCTACGCCCGCAATTCCTGCGATGGCAAGTCCCCACGGCCCTGCTGCAATCGTTGTGTTGAGCGATTTTGATGCGATATCCGCTACCTCGGTGGCGCCCTTATACGCTAATACCGCACTTGCCACTCCGGTTATCCCACTTTCTACAACGTCTGCATTTTCAAGAATCCATGTAAGACCTTCTACCAGCTTCGGCAGAACATCTTCTCCTGCGTCTGCCGCTCCCTTCACGAAATCATCCAGAGCATCGCCCATGTTTGACAGAGCTACGTTCATATCTCCGTCCGTAATGGACCTGTTCAGCATCGTAAGGCTTTCCGTTGCCGAGTCCACCCCATCCTTCAGCGCATCATCAAACAGCGAGTATGCCGACTCTTCACACGCTTCAAGAGCAGACTGCATGATGGTCAGCTTTCCCTTCAGGTTGTCCTGCATTGTTGCTGCCATCTGTGCCGCCGCTCCGTCGCAGCTTTCCAGTGCCTCCGTATAGTCCTGGAAGGACATTCCGGATTCTTTTGCCTTATCATTCAGGCCCGACATGATGGTCTGGAACTTCGAATACTGGCTTGTTCCTGCGATGACCTTCGCCAGATTTGCCTGCTGCTTGTCTGTCAGTGTCTCCCACACACCGGCGGTCCCTGTCAGGATTGAGGACAGGGTATTCATTTTCCCCGTCTCGTCATAGACGTTTACACCGTATTCTGCCAGCTCTTTCGCGCACCCTTTTGTGTTGGTTGCAAGTCTTGTCATGATCGTAGACAGACCTGTTCCTGCTTCGCCTCCCTTTACTCCGGCGTTCGCCATCGTCATGAGTGCCGCAGTTGTATCTTCTACGGTATACCCGAGTGATCCTGCCGTTGCTGCGCAGTTTTTATAGGCTTCTCCCAGCTGTTCCGTGCTTGTATTGGATTTCGACATGGCGAATGCCATCTGATCCGCAAACTTCGATGCGTCCTGTGCGGACAAGCCGAATGCCGTGATGTAATCCGTAACGATATCGGACGCCTCTGCAAGCTCCATGTCGGAAGCCGCCGCCAGATTCAGCACCGGCTCAATACCTGCCAGCATCTGCGTAGTATCCCACCCCGCAAGAGCCATGTAGCCAAGTGCATCCGCTGCCTGAGATGCCGAATACATCGTATTCGCTCCCATTTCACGCGCTTTGTCTGCAAGCTGCTGCAGATCCTCTCCGCTTGCTCCGGAGAGCGCTTCCACCTTTGACATGGATTTTTCGAAAGCGGCACCTGTTTCGATGCACGAAGAAGCAATGGCCTTAACCGCTTCTACCAGCCTCTTCGTCCCGCTTATGATTGCCTCTGATGCCAGATTTGCCTTGATCGTAGTTCCGAAATACTCTGTCTGACCCGACGCCTTCTCTGTCTCGTTCCCGTACTCATCTATGGAACTGGCGCACTTTTTGATATTCTTTTCTGCTTCTTCTACATATTCCCCAGTCTTCTGCTGTTCGGATTTGAATTCGTTCAGCTCAGCCCCTGCATAATTCAGCGCAGTCTGGTAATCCGTCACCTTTTTCGAGCACTGATCATACTTATTCTTCGCATCTGCTACTTCCTGTCCGAGCTGATCCAGAATCTTCTGCTGCGCATCCATTTCTTCGCTTGATGTGCTTGCCGATGTCTTCAGCTCGTCCATCTTCTTTGCAGCATTGCCATAGTCTTCCTGTGCCTTGGACAGCGATGTGTGAAGCTCTTCCTGTACCTTCCTTGCTTCCTCCAGTGCGCTGTTATAGGTGTCGTACTTTCTCTGTGCCTGCTCTACCTGCTTGCCAAGGACGGAATATTTGCTCTGGAGCGCCGCAAGAGAATTCTGGGAGCCCTTGAACTCTGATGCGCACAGCTTCATTTCCGAGCGCAGCTCTCCCTGCGCCGTTTTGATTTCCTTTAATGCACTTTTATATTTTGACTCGCCTTCCAGGACAAGCTTTGCGCCGATCGTTCCCTTTGCCATGTGCTCCTCTTATATCGCATCCAGCGATGCAATCCCTTCTTGTTGTGACAGATCATACAGACTGCGTTTTGTTTCAAAGTTATATTGCGACTTGAATGACTCAAACAAATCCATCCAAAGTCCGACCGGAAGTCTGCCGATCTCGTTGAACCGCAGGCCGATCCTTAGTCCGATGTAGTAGATCCATTCGAAGTCGAGGGCTTTCTCCTCTTCGGACTGGACTCCGAATGTTTTGATTTTTTTGATTCAAATCTGCGTACGAACTCTTCATGGATCATCCTGGACAGCTCTGTATATTCAAGATCGCAGTCCGCCATGATAAGAAGCGGATTCACCGGTTTATACTCTTTCCCTTCTCTTTCCGCCTCGATCGCAAGTCCCTCATTGATCATCTCCGGAAGAATGAAGTTGATTGCTGCCATGTTCGGCTCCACAATTCTCATCTTCGGAGACCCGTTGGCTTCGAGCAGTTCCTGGCCGTTCTTGTCCAGCACCTTCTCCACGCCAACAACTTTACGTTCAAATTCACTGATGGATCCGAATTTGTCCTGGATTGCTTCCAGTACGTTCAGGTCAATGATGTAGGGATATCTTTCCCCGCTGAATTCCATATAGCTAAGCTTATACATGCGTCCCCCTATAGGTTGAAACAAGGGACCCTTCCGGGTCCCCTGCTGTCATTATGCTTCTCCCACACCGAGCTTCTTCTGCACCCACTTGTCCGCTTCTGCTTCGGTCGCGAACAGCGGAGATTTGGTTCTCCAGTCTCCGTTTTCGTCTCCGTATGCCGTTCCGGAAAGAGAAGGCGTCACAAATGTGATCTGGTCGCCCTTGGTCTGGTAAGATTCCTCGCCTTCCGCAAACTTCACCTTGTGCAGGAAACATGCCTGATACTTCTTCACGCCTGCGTCCATGCTCGCTACGACAAAGCCATAGCCAACATAGGAACCGGAATCTCCGGTGTTCGATACCTCTTCTCCTTCGGTTGTTCCTGCCTTGTGGCCAAACAGAACCTCCGGAGCCTTCGCCGGCATCGTATTGACTCCGAGCACTACGGTCGCGTTTGAAAACTCATTGACATCTTCCACCTGCTGATTGTCCGCAAAAAGAGCTGCGGAAACCGTATTCGGTGTCACGGTTGTATTGATTGCCTTCCCGCACTGGAATGCATCTGTATACGCACCCGCCGAATACTTTGCAATCCACGGCTTTGATAACCCGAAATTTGCCATTTCTATCCTCCTTGAATCTACTGTGTATAGTTTGCCGAAAATACAGTTTGTCTGTACCGGCTTGCTCCTTTTTTCTCAGCTGCTATCCACGACTGAATGCTTTCAATCTGGAACCCATGCGCTTTCAGATAATCCCGGATCTGGTCCTTCGCGATGAAATAATTAAACCGATGCGGTGTAAAGAGGCTGATCTGCACCGTCACTTCCGTGGCCAGCTCCTCGTCGTCTCCGTACAAGGCACCTCTTTCGTCCTCGTATGTGAATGTGATGTACTTATCTTCCGCCCCTTCATAAAGATCCGGGACAACCGGAAAGCCTGTTGCTTCCTTCAGCCCCATCAGGATCGGATTAACATTCATTTCGCCCCAACCTTTCTGCTGTATACTTCCTGCATTTTCTCCGTCGCTTCTGATTCTGCGTTTTTCGACGCAGTCGTGAGCCATGGCCGTGCAGCTTCGTGCGCGGATCCATATTCCAGGACACCCGCCTTCAGCGAATTGCGGACGCCCTTCGCATCCTTTCCAACCGGCCGCACGGTTACGATCCACGCGTCCGTTTTGGTCTTCTTCGCTTTGGTTGCCTTTGTTGCCGGCACCATGACGCCCTTCGAATAGGTTCCTCTGCTGGATACGGACCTCTGAAGTGCGTTCTGTGACGATCTGACCAGCACCGGAGATGCCGCTTCCAGGGCTTCCTTCGCGATCTCGTCAAAAGATGTGTCGAACAGTTCGCTCATAAGATCTTCCGGAAAATTAACCTCCATCGACATCTTCAATTTCCTCCAAGGTCAGTTCTACCGAATTCTGCGCTTTCTTTCTGTATCTGCGCACAATCCGGTATTCTGTGTCACCAATCCGAACCTTCGACGGACGAGGCTTTGGGACTTCGAAATCGGCCGCATTGACCGATACCACCACACTGGCGGAATATCCCGCCAGCGATGCCTGGTAATACTCCGTATACTTCACATCGCGCACCTCTGCAAAGCATCGGAACTCTGTCTTTTCCTCACTTGTGAATCCGTCTCCGTCCTGTGTTCCTGTTACTGAAATCAGATAGATAATATCGTTCTTCATGATTTTGACTTTCGCAGATTGTCCTGCTGATACTCAAACGCCTCCTGATACCTGTCCCGCATGCTTTCATCTCCCATACGGATCATACAGAAGGTTATGATTGCATCTTCCACCAGAAGACCGCTTTCCTCCACCTGTTCGTCAGAGCAGCCGGCGCGAACAAGCTCCGCTTTGGCTGCTCCGATATTCCGCTGAATGGTTGGCAGCATTACATTGGCGGCCTCTTCCGTAATTCTCAGGCTGTCCGCCACCGCCCGTTCGAGATCCGTCATCTGCTACCCTCCTTATTCTGCTACTGCATCCGGCTTGATCAGAACAAACGCCTCTGCAAGCGCCACTTTTCCATCGAACTGCGCAACTCCAAGATACTTGTAGGAGTTGGTGTTGATGTCGAACTGGGAAATGACATTCTGCGGAGCTGACATATTTGCCACATATTTCCGGAAATCTCCAAGAAGCACTACATCATCCTTGAGTGAATCGGTCCACATAACCTCAAATCCAAGGATTCTGTATACGCTGTTGTCCCACACAACCAGATCATTCTTCGCCTTGTCCTGCAGCGGGAGTACCTTGGTGAAGAAAGTCTTCCTGTTCATGACGAACTTGGCATTTCTTGCATAACCGGACTTCAGCGCACCGATCAGCGCAAAGATGTCCTCTGCGGTAATCGTCTTTCTGTCTGCTTTGGTCTTTGCGGTGAGAATTCCCTGCGCTTCGGAGGTTCCTGAACCATTGAAGACCAGGTTCTCGATCTTCATGGCGATTCTCTCTGCCAGCTGAGAAGTCAGCCAGGACTCGAACTGCGGCATAGCCATGTTCTTGACCGTTGCGGATACCTGGATCAGCTTGGTGATCTCATACGCAGACAGCGTTACCTCAATCATGCTGTCCTTGGCTGCTGTAATCGCAGCAAGCTCCGTGTGCGTCTGCGCCTCATCCGTATCGCCTTCCACTGCAAAACGTACGCCTCCGGGAACGTTCAGGAGCGTTACCTCGTTCAGAATCGGCGCGTACTCCTTTGCCTTGGTGATGATGTCCGCCTGCAGCTCCTCCGGTACTACTGCATTCGCATTGCTCAGCGTGGAGTATGCAGCTCTCTCCTCGGCAGAAAGCTCCTGTCCAGTCATTACCTTCCAGAATGCTGCGCGATAGCTGACCTTCTTCTCCGGCTCTCTTCTGGAGTTCTCTCTTACCCGATCCGGAAGAATTCTTCCGCCGTTCAGGTCTGCTGCCACTCTTGCCCTCTCCTCCATCGCAATGAGCTCAGCCTTTCTTTCCTGAAGCTCTTTTACTTCCTTCTGCAGCGCGGTGAGCTCGTCTCCAGATCTGGTCTCGATCTCCTTTTCGATCTCAGCAAGTCTTTCCTCGATCTCCTGTAAATTCATTTCAGCAATTTTCTTCTTCATTTCATTCTCCTTTTATCATTTTTCTGATTTCATCGCGAACAATGCTGTCTCTCTCCTCGGCTCTTGCTCTCTCCAGAGCAGCCTTTGCGCTCTCCAGCGCTTCTCCTGCAGACCTGGCGACAAGGGACGTCTGTTCATATGCCGGAAATGTGACTGCGGACACTTCATACACCTTCGATACACTGCGTATGTGTCTCGTTGGCATATCGGTATCCAGCTCTGTCCATTCCTCTTCCTCTACTGTGAAGGCCGCAGACATTCCGCTGATATCCTGCCGCTTCACAGCGCTATACAGAGCCTTGGCCTGATCGTTATTGGCAACGTCAAGGCTGGCATCTATATCCAATCCTTCCGGCCCCGGCGTCAGCTGCATCGTGCTGTTTCCGTTGTTTCTTCTGGACCGTGCTACCGGGATTGCGCTTCTGTCGTGTCCCACCAAAAGAGGAACATCCTTCAGATCTGTTTTATTCAGCGCTCCCGGCTCAAATACCTCCCGGAAAATTCCGCCTACAATCGTCGGTGCATTGTATACGATCGGCCTTCCGGTGATATGATTTCCTTCTTCGGTTGCTGTGACATCAAATGCAAATTCTCGTTTTTCTATTTTTTCATTCTTCTGATTCATCTTCTTCCTCTTCCTGGCCATTTGGATCTTTCTCGTCCTCTTCTCTTGCCATCTGCCTTCCGTGCTTATTCGTGTGAGCTGCGTCCAGCCGGATCAGCGGCTTGTCTCCTCCTTCGATGTGTCCCAGACCGATCAGAGATCTCCACTCATCGATCAACATTCCACCGTAGAGGACTACCTTGCTGAACATGTCGATTTTCTGTGAGATCGTCATAAACTGACCGCTTTCGGCCATGTATGTGATTCGGTTCTTCTCAAAGGCTGCTGCCTTCCCGGTATAGATCTTCGATGTCAATTCCTGAGAGAGTGCTCCAAGGAATGGCTGGATCCGGATTTTATAAAAATTCTCCAGCATCTCGGTTTTGATGTTCCCCATGATGATGTCATCGTTCACGCCGAAATACCGATAGATGTTCTCCCGGATCTCCTTCATCTGCTCATACGTTGCGGTTTCCGGCTTCATCGTGATCGGCGTGAATTCCTGTGAGGAATCCAATGCTGCAATTCCGCCCTGGTTTTCCAGGTTCAGGTAATCCTGTACGAACGTATCGCGCTGCCTCTTTACATCCTCCGGAGAGAGCATGTTTCTTACGTTCTTCAGAATTCCACGCAGGTTTGCCGTTGCCCGTATGCTGTTGGCCAGTCCTTCGTTCGTTGTCTGCATCATCTGCAGTGTCTGAATAATAGCCCCGTTGTCATCCCCCGAGATATCCGATCTGTTGTAATCCTTCCGGAGAACTGCCAGATCTTCCCACGGAAGCGTCAGCGACTCTGCCGCTGTCCCCGTGAAATAGAATTTGATAAACAGGCCATTCATGTACTCCAGTGCTTCAAAATACGAGTACGGCACTGGGTATGCCCCTACTACCTGCCCCCTGTCATTTCTCTCCAAGTAGATGAATGCTGTGTTGAGCAGCTCCAGCCTCGTTCTGATCTTGTACAGAAAGTCATGCCCGTTCATGTACATGTTCGGCCTGTAATTCAGCATTCTCTCCAGCCTTGGATCGTCACACTTCACCATCGCTTTTGCGGAGAAGTCCGCAAGAGGTCGGATGCATGCCCGCACAGTTGCCGACCGGTATGCATCCTCGCCGAATACAGAAAAAACGCTATTGTAGGCTCCCAGTTCTTTCCATCTCTTTACTGTTGATTTTCTAAGCGGCCTGAACAGGTCCAAAAAACTCATTCTTTCTACCTCAAATACGGCATATATTCATCAAAATGCCTCACATACCCCACCCATGCATTGAGCAGACTCACTGTTCCATCTATTCTTCTCTGACTCTGTATCTTGACCGGCTGTATTGTCTCGATCCCATCCTTGTTCATTGACTTTACAGCCGTATTGCACAAGCACCACTTGAGCATCGGATTGTTCTGATAGACTACCCTGTGCTCTTCAAACGCAGCTCCCATCTCCTTCATTGGCTGTGACCAGGTGAATGGTCCCTGTGGGATCTTCTCCATCTCATAACCCATTCCAATCATCTGCTCCTGCCAGTAACCGGCAAGCGCACGGTCGTAGCATATCCACAGCGGCCGGATATCGTGGATTGTGACCATCTCGCAGAACCACTCCGTTACCTTGTTGTAATCAACTGCAGCTCCTTCATTGATCGTGAGCCACCCCTGTTCCTGCCAGAGCCGGTATGGAGCTTCCTGCACCGATGCGTTATCAATCGCAGCAGCCTTTGATTCCGGAATGAAATAATGTTGCAGCACATATATGTTGTCATCGTCCGGCTTCCGGATAATGAGCGACGCGCAGGTCAGATCACTGACCGCCGACAGATCGCATCCTCCGATTGCGTAGCTGTGTTCCAGATAGCTCATATCGACTGCTTCTGTGTTTTCGATCACAGCCAGCGGGAGCCACGTGGCGTTCTCGTTCTGCTTGACATCAAAATCCTTGACCAGAAGCGTCGGGAGATAGGACGCATCGTTCCTTGCGCGTTCCACATCATCCGAGAGCTGCACATAGCTCTTGATTGTCCCAAGCCCCGGATTGGCTTTCGTCCACGCCTTTGGCTCCTGCCATTCTTCCTCCTTGTCGAGCTTATAGATCACCGGAAACATCCGGTCATCTTGCACGATTCCCTTTGCCACGGAGTCCGCATAGTCATGCAGGGAGTCATACAGACCATCCCTCCGGAAGCCGGAGGTGGTGATGCATCCGATCAGTGGTTGCTTTCTTGCCTTCATTCCCTGCCGGAGGACATCGTACATGTTCCGGTCCTTCTGCTCATGAATTTCATCCAGAGCGGCAAAATGAATATTCAGGCCATCGAGTGATTTTGATTCATTCGGCAGCGGCCTCATCACGCTGCGTGTCACCCGAAAGGTCAATCCTTCCCTCGTCGATTTGACCAGTGCCCTGAGATCCGGTGACTGGTCAATGATATTCTTGGCGGCATTATAGATGATCTTCGCCTGATCCAGTTTTGTTGCTGCGGAATAGATTTCCGCGCCCTGTTCCCCGTCGGCCGTCAGCATGTACACCGCAATGCATCCGGACAGGAAGGATTTCCCGTGCTTTCTGGCCACCTCAAAGAAATATTCCCGAAACCTCCGAAGGTTTGTCTTCTTCTCCAGCCATCCGAACAGGTTCTGCACAAAAGCCTTTTGGAAGAGCTCCAGCTTCACGAGCTCCCCTGCGTGGTCTCCCTGATAATGCCGGCAGAACTTTTCGATGAAATCAATCACATACTGTCCGGTCTCTTCCGAGAACCAAAAAGGAAATGAATCATCATCCCGACGATCCATTTCCTCTGTCATGCGTTTATATACACTTTTGACCTCTTCGCAGGCCGTAATATTCCCGGATGCGATTCTGGAATAGTACTCTTTAACGTAATTCAACCGGCTTTCCCTTGGAAATGAACGCTCCGAGCGCATCTCCCGCCTTGGCTACGGTCTCCGTTTTTGCGTCCGGAAGAAGCCGGTCGAGCCGGTCCATAATCGTGGCCATGAGCTTCACCTTCTGGTTGTAGGTCTGACTCCACGGGTTCTCCCGCTGGATGGTGTACTTGCCCTGGCACATCTCCGAGACGCATCCCTCCTCGTCAATGTGCTGCTTGCATTCGTCCATCATCAAGAGCACGTCCGCCAGCTTATCAATCAATTCTTTTGCTTTTTTCTTGTTGTTTTTATCAACTTTTCGATAGATCGAAGTGTACTTTTTAACATATTCTTCCTTAGTCATATATTTTCTCCAAAGGTGGGGGGTCACGCGCGATCCCCGTCCGGATAGAG